GTATTTATGCTGAGTATACGTATAATGGGGACAAACAGGAATTATACGAAGATGTATACAAAAAATTGACGAATACTTGCCATAGAGAAGAATAGTTAAACTGAAATTTCGGAAACGAATCAACCGTGATTTCAAGGGAGATTGGAGTTTGAAATATGTTTAAAGTTATTTATAAAAAAAGTAAAGAGCATTATCGAAGTCTATTAATAAAGGCATCCGAGATGGGAATACCTGAGGATTATATAAGACATGCTTTAGAAATAGAAATATACGGAGTAAAAGATGATAAACATGGATATCCTACATTTTTGATTAGAAGTGATAATCGGTGGATTTGGAAAAGTGCAAAACATTTTATTCCAGTAGAAGAGATATAGACGGATGAAACTCACATTTAGTCTGGTACTCTGTGAAGGGAGAAAAGAATGTTAGAGAAATTAATTGAATTATTGGGTGAAGACAATGTAAAGAAAATAGAGGATGGTATCACTGAGATTATCTTAGATCGAATTAGGGCAGATGAAGTATCCAATTAAAGAGCGTGTGGCACGTATCGGAAATAGTGTAGTGCCGGTTATGGCTCAGGCATTAATCGAAGCTAATTGCCAAGAACTAATAGATGCATAATTCAATCAAAAGAGATTGAAATACAATTTTTATCCGTTAACACGGAGAATATGTTATTGGAGGTGATAATCATAGGACTAAATATAGGTTATTTAACATCAGACACAGAAGATAATGAGCTTTATACACCAGCATTCGCTGTAGATCCGATTATAAAATATCTTCCAAAAGATAAAATAATGTGGCTACCATTTGATGATGAGTGGTCGATGTTTTATCAGAGATTGACTGAGGAGGGTTTTAAAGTAATTAGAAGTTCATTATCTGAAGGAAAGGACTTTTTTGAATATGAGCCGGATACCTGGGACTTCATTGTAAGTAATCCACCGTTCAGCATCAAAGATAAAGTGTTAGAACGTCTATATTCATTCAACAAACCTTTTGCGGTACTTCTTCCGCTAAACTCCCTTCAAGGTAAAACAAGATACAAATATTTTAACCAGGGCATTCAGCTCCTCAGTTTTGATGCAAGAGTTTCTTATCATGACAGAGAACATATGGATAAGCCGGTTAAGGGGAGTCCATTCGCAACGGCATACTTTTGTAGAGATGTACTACCAAGGGATTTGATTGTGGAGAAGTTGATTACATATGATAGAGCTTTGATAGAGAATAATTAATTGGACAGGAAATTTTCATTTCATGCCTTTTCAACACGAGATATAGATGAAAATAGAGGAAATTAACAAGATATAGTATAAAAAAACAGGAGGTAATATGGCAGAAAGAGCATTAGCACATATTGAAAAGGTGGAATGGGTAAATCCAATCGAAGGAGCTGATAATATCGAACTTATTGGTATATTAGGTTGGGTTTGTGTTGCAAAAAAGGAGGAGTTTAGGCCGGGAGATATTGCTGTTTACATTGAGATTGATAGTAAATGTCCGGAAAATGATGAGCGATTTGCTTTTTTGGCAGCTAAACACTATAAAGTGAAAACTATGAAGTTAGGAAAATTCAAAGTAATCAGTCAGGGGCTTGCATTACCAATTACTTTATTCCCGGAGTTTGCTGATAAGAAAATTGGCGATGATGTAACCAATGAACTGAAAATTACATACTCTTCTCAGGAAGATATTAAGAGAAAATCAAATGGAGTTGATCCGGAAGCCAAGTATAAAGCAATGGCTAACAGGAAGCCTAATTTGTTTAAGAAGCCATTAGTACGGAAGATAATGAGGTACAAATTTGGACGTAAGTTAATGTTTTTGCTTTTTGGCAGAAAGAAAGATAATCCGAAGAAATTTCCTGATTGGATTGTGAAGACTGATGAAACAAGAATTGAGAATGCTCCGTTTTATTTAAATAGTACAGATAAATGGGTTAAAACAGAGAAGTGTGATGGGACTAGCTGTACGTATGCTGTTGACAGATTAAAAAAAGGGAAAAATAAATTTGATTTTATTGTGTGTAGTAGAAATGTACGGCAAGCAGATAGAAACCAAGAAACTTATCACGACTCAAATATTTATTGGGAACTGGCAGATAAATATGGGATTGAAAAGATTCTTACTGATTTTGCAACAGAGAATAATTATAGCAGAGTGGTATTACAGGGAGAGGGAGTTGGTTCTGTTCAAGGAAATCCATATAAATTGAAGGAGAATGTACTATATGTATTTAATCTCATTATTGATGGAGTGAGGGCTGGAACTGTGGAAATGTCTAACTTTTGCAAGGCACATAATTTAACAAGTGTTCCAATTATTGATACTGAATGTGTATTGCCGAAGACTATGGAAGAAATGAGCTTGAGGCTGATGGATATAGTGAGTTAAATCCAAAGGTAAAGAGAGAAGGATTTGTATATAGGAGTGTTGATGGACAACAGAGTTTTAAAAATGTTTCAAGAGAGTATTTGTTAAAACATAATGGTAAGGAGTAAACGAGATGTCAATACCAATTTTTACAATGATGGTAGGTTTACCTGGTAGTGGTAAATCTACCTACGCAGAAAAACTATCAAAAGAACGCAGCGCAATAATTTGTAGTTCTGATAAAGTTAGAGAAGATTTGTATGGAGACGAAAACTCGCAAAGCAACAATGATGAGGTTTTTAAATTATTACATAAAAGAATTAAAGAACTTCTTAAAGCAGGCGAAAGTGTTATTTATGATGCGACGAATATCAATTCCAAAAGACGTAGAGCATTTTTATCTGAATTGAGAAGTATTCCATGTAAAAAGATTTGCGTGATAATGGCAACTTCATTGAAGAAGTGTTGTAGACAGAATAATTCTAGGAGCAGGACAGTTCCATATGAAGTTATTGAGAGAATGTATAAGAACTGGAATACCCCGTATTGGTTTGAAGGATGGGATGAGATTAAAGTTGCTTCGGAATATAAATTACCAAACCTAATTTTTTGTTGGTTGACGGATTATATGGATTTTAATCAACAAAATCCAAATCATACTTTAACACTTGGGAAACACTCTATTGAAGTAGGGGATTACTTTCCAGAAAATAGTTTATTGCGAGATGCTGGATACCTTCATGACTGTGGAAAGCCGTTTACAAAATCTTTTAATAACTCAAAGGGAGAAGAAACAAATGTGGCGCATTATTATCAACATCATTGTGTAGGAGCTTATGATAGTTTGTTTTATGACTATTCAGAAGGCGTTGATAGATTAGACGGCTCTATTCTAATTAATTTGCACATGATGCCTTATTTTTGGGAGAAAGACAAAGAGTACGGGGAGAAGACAAGGTTGAAATATAAGAAGCTATGGGGTGAGGAACTATATAACAATGTGATGAAACTGCATGAGGCTGATATGAGAGCGCATTAGGAATCAAAGGAAACAAACATTTGAAGGTAATTTGAAATGAAAACAATAATAAAGAGAATAATACTTTTGATAACGATACTGTCTATCTGGTCCATAAGTGCCAGATATACTAATCCGATATTTATACCGAGTCCTCTAAATGTGTTTAAGAATTTGTGGACATTAATTCTGAATGGAGAAATATTTGTTGCAATAAAGTATTCATTTTTAAGGGTATCTATAGCAGCATTAATATCGGCTTTGGTTGCAATTCCAACAGCATTGCTTATCTATAACATAAAAGTCATAAAGGATATATTGAATCCAATCATTAGTATAATGCGGTACATCCCTGTAACGGCGTTCTATCCACTTCTTATCATGTGGTTTGGAATAGATGAGATGATGAAGATAGTATTCCTGTTCATTGCAGTATTTGTATATATGATGCCATCAGTTGTCCTTTGCCTGGAAGAAATTAATCAAGATTTAATTGATACAGGCATGACGATTGGTATGAATAAATTCCAAACCGTTTATAAAATCCAGATTCCAGCATCATTGCCAAGTATCTTGAACAGTTTCATTATGATGTATGGTATCGGATTTACATATATAGCAGTTGCAGAAACTATCAATGCAAAATATGGATCAGGATGGATTATTCAACAGAGTTCATCAAGAGGGAGAACTGATATGGTCTTTATGGCAATGATTGTAATCATGATGATAAGCGTGTTGTTTGATACAGTTTCTAAGAATTTAGTTAGGCGAATATTTAAATGGAGGTATTTAGATGATCAAGTTAACTGATGTTTATACAGGATATAGTAGGGATAAGCCGTTGCTACAAAATTTTAATTATCAGTTTGATAAGAAGATTTATGGGATACTTGGTGCTTCAGGATGTGGAAAGACAACGCTTTTGAGAACCATAGCGGGGCTTACCAAACCTTTAAATGGTGAGATTACTATCGATGGTGATAAAGTAGGAAAACCATATAAGAATGATGTATATATGCTTCATCAAAATTATACTTCATTCGATTGGAAGACGTGCTTAGATAATGTGTTGATGGCAAAACAAGTGAAGGAAAAAGTCACTGGTGCTGATAGACTGGAGGCGCTTCGTATGCTTGAAAGGGTACGGTTGCCGGGACATGAAAATAGATTCCCACGTCAATTGTCTGGAGGCATGAGGCAACGCCTGGCACTTGCCCGTACTTTGTTCATGAAACCAAGGATACTTCTTATGGATGAACCATTATCTGCTTTGGATGATGGGACAAGAAATGAGATGCAGGAACTTATCATTAAGTTACATGAGGAAACTACAAATACAATTATTATGGTCACGCATAGCGAAAAAGAAGCAGAGAAAATGTGTGATGAAATAATAAAATTTTAGGAGGAAATAATGGGAATTTTTAAAAGAATCGGACAGGCACTTGTTGAGGAAATTCCAAGTGAAAGTATATCTGACATTGAATCACAGTATGGTTCTGATGATAGTGACGTAAATACAACACTTGAAGAGGTCCATATAGATACGCTGATAGATGACATTTATGAACAGAATGGACTGTTTGATAAATCAAAATCGATTTTTAAGGTTGAAGAAATGATTGATTCACTACCAAAAGAGATGATGACAGAGGTAAAGAAAGCTTCAGTGATTTCAATTTTGGGAAGCTTTGGCCTGACTGCCACCGAAGTGACTTTAGATGGTGAAGAGAGGATCAAGGTGTTGGATTCTGTGAGAGAGAATATCAATAACGATACTAATAATTCTATTAATGAGAAAGTAGAAATGATTGAGCAGTATAAAAAGGCAATATGTGATTTGGAAACCCAAATCACATATTCACAAAATGAAATGAAGTCTTCTAATGAATCCATTAGCAATGAGATTACAAAAATAGAAGGATTGGTTAAATTTATCGGAGGTACAGTATGAGTTTAAGTCAGATGATTGTCATTATCGCGGTAGTGCTTTTTGTATTGCTTTTAATCATGTTCCCCGAGTTTAGGGCGCTATTCAGAGGATTTGCAAGACTTTTTATTAAGGATATGGCAACAACTCCAGAGGGAGCCGAGGCAATCTACGGAGAGAAGATTGACCAGGCGCAGGATGCGTATACTAAAGCCGATAACGCATATAAAGTAGCATCAGGGAAATTAGCTACGGCTAAAAGGGATTTAGATAATTTAAGATCCAGATTGACAAAAATTGAGACAGAGTGTGAATCCCTTGTTAGAAATGGCAAGATTGAATTGGCTCAGCTGAAGGCAGAAGAGCGAGAAGAAGTATTATCTGATATAAGCAGATATACAGAACTTGTAAAAGCCTATGAAGTGGCTGCTGCGACAGCAAAAGAAGCGCAGGAAGTATGTGAAAAGAATTTACGTAAATTAAAGAGGGAAAGCAAGGAAGTAGTAGAGAATATGAAAGTAAAGAGCCAGCTCAAGAAAGTTTATGATGATATGGATGAACTAAAGAGCGTGACAGCTACTGATAAACTTTTGGAATCGGTAAGGGACAAGAATAAAGATCTTGATGCAGTTGTAGAAGGCTCCAAAGTGGTGCACGATAATAAATTGTCAACCAGATTACATAAGGCTGATATTGAAGCGAAAAAGCTTCAGAGTAATGACTATCTTGAATCATTAAAGAAAAAATACAATAAGTGACAAGGGAGGATAATTTAATGAAGAGGTTTAAATTAACGAAAGCGGCAAAAGTTCTTATTTTTATGATGATTGTTGTCATGATAGGCGGAGGGGCATTTTTCGGGGTTAAATCTGGTCTAGTTATGACTAAGGATAAGGAAATGGCCACTACCGTTAAAAATGATACAAAGAGCGCGAAAAAAAATACGGCTGCTGATGATGGCAACGTCATCAACACAGATAAATCAGACGATAAAACCATCAATCTATCACTTGACGAATGGATAGGTTGGAAGGGGATAATAGATGCCAATGGTGGATTATCTACCAAAGAAGGATCTATTTATGACAAACTCGGTATAAATGTAAATATTAGTGTGATCAATGATGCAACCCAGTCTAGCAACGCCATTATTAGTGGAAAACTTGACGCTGCTGGCTATACAATCAATAGGACTGCATTTTTATCTAAGAAATTTTCGGATGCTGGTATTGATGTGATTATGCCATATATCACAAATTTTTCAAATGGCGGAGATGGTATTATTGCAAAATCAAGTATTCAGTCAGTTAGTGATTTGATTGATGCAAAGATAGGAGTACCACAGTTTTCCGAGGCCCATTCATTAGTGGTTTGGTTTGTCAACCAATCTGACCTATCGGAAGATGAGAAGAATATGGTAATTGACAGCCTTATTTTCTTTGAAACACCAGACGAAACCGCAAAAGCTTTCTTTGCTGGGCAGATTGATGTAGCTGCAACATGGGAGCCTTATCTGACACAGGCAAAGAATATGTCAGATGCACATATTCTATTCAGCACGGCAAGTTCATCAAGCCTGATTATGGACGGGATTTTATTTAATAAGGACTTCGCTGAAAAGAATCCGGATGTAATCAGTGCATTTATTGAAGGTTCATTGCAGGCGGAAGAATTGTACGAAACCGACATGATTACCATTAAATCTGTCATGCCAATGTTTTCGACAGCTACAGAACAAGATGTTCTCAGTAACTGTTCTGTAGCAGAATTAACCACCTATGCAGATAATATTAACTTGTTTAATGAAAACGCAAAGACTATTTATACAGATATGTGTGGTGTATGGGAGTCTGTTGGGGAAATGGTGAATAGGGATTTGGTTGATACAATATTTGATGATAAGTATATTAAGACACTTGCTGACAAGCATGATATGAGTGATGTTACTAAAACAAGTGCAAATGTGAAAGTTACAGAAGATAATAAACAAAATGTCATTGATACAGTAGCATTATTACAAAAATCCGCGACCGTGAATTTTATTATTAATACAGCAAAGTTTACTGATTCCGCAGAGGCCACAAACACTTTGGATGAGTTTATCGAGATTGCGAAGGTTCTTGATGGAACAATTATTGAGATTGCCGGGAATACAGATCCTAACCCGATGTCTGACCCTGATGATACAGCTAATAAAATGTTGTCTAAACAGCGAGCAGAAACAGTAAAGCAGTATTTTGTTTTAAATGGTATTCCGGCAGATAGAATCATTGTAGTCGGCAATGGTTCCAGCAATCCTATTGTAGAGAATGACACAGAAGAACATAAAGCTATAAACCGTCGTACAGATGTGTCGTTTAAATGCATTGAATAGGAGAATATATGATTGTATTAAACATTGGAGTATTCCTTGTATGTTTGCTCGTGGCTTTTGGGATAGGGTATATAGCGGGGAAGCGTGAAAAATAATTGATTTGCTATGTGCGGTGTCACAACCGCATGTAGTATTAGGAAATAAATTATTTTTATGAGAGGAGCTTGTGGTATGGAAAAGTTTATATGTTCTAATTGTGGTTTTGTAAATAGATTTCGAACAACAAAGAACGGTAAGAAAAGATATTGTAATAATTGTGGCGTACAAGTTTATAACAGTAAGGTTGTTTTAGAGTCTATGATGAGAATTGAATTATTGAAGAGGTGATTATGATTAAAGATAATACAGATGAATACAAAATTGATTTGAAAAAGATTAAACCTAAGAATTATTGAAGAGGTGATTATGATTAAAGATAATACAGATGAATACAAAATTGATTTGAAAAAGATTAAACCTAAGAATATTAAAAAATCAGATAAGTACAGCAAAAAATATCTATAGGTTTTTGAGAGATAATGAAAGATACAGAAGAGTATTTTATGATAAATCTGGTTATGAAAATGATTCACAACACTATGTATCTAAAGAGTTTGATGTGGAAAATATAGATATCAATAATTTGTATTTTGGTGTTCCATGTTATGACAATCCACATGAGATTATTGGGAAATGTTTAAGTGGGTTAATATCTGGAGGACAGAAAAGCTTTGAGGTATTTTGCTATTTTCTACACCGACCAAATGCAGAACTGGTTGAAGTTACGAAAGAGTTTTATGAAAAGTACATGGAAATAGGACGTTGCATTTATGGTAAGCACCCATCTGGCCTTCAAGACGAAGATGGAAGGTATACATATTTAGATGATACGCACAGAGTATGTAATTGGTGTGGAAAAAAAGAACATCTTGAAACTAAGATTTGTTCATATACAAGAAACGAATGGATAGTATATTAAGTTGAAATTTTTCTTTCGAGTTATGAATTTAGAAAAGGAGATTTGATTTGAATAGAGAATATACAATATATGCAGTTGATTTTGATGGGACACTCTGCGAGAGTAAGTTCCCAGGTATTGGAGCACCTAATAAGTACCTTATCGATCATCTGATTAAACGAAGAGAGCAGAGGAATAAAGTAATACTTTGGACATGCAGATGCGGTGAGAAACTTTATGAGGCTGTGGAGTGGTGCCAACAGCATGGTTTGGAATTTGATGCTATTAACGAGAATCTACCGGAGACACTAGAGTGGCTTGGCGGAACTGAAAGTAGGAAAATTCACGCAGATGTCTTTATTGATGACAAGGCTGTTAATAAGCCAAAATATTGTGTGCCATATAAGGAGTGTACCATGTAATGGAGCAGCTGAATTACCTTAAACAAAAGATGATTCCTATTGTGAATCAATGTCTGAAGATACATGGCGGTGGAGAAAGCTATTTTGATGAATTAGACGGTCTGATTAAGAATGACATTGAGTTAATGGTTACATATCTTAAATATGCAGTAGAAAAAGAGAAGATTGAGAATGTGGTTGTATCTGGAGAAATTGGTCTTATATTATCTAAGCTAATCAGCAAAAAGATTATTCCCATGGATGTTAATTTAATATGTCTGAATGGAGGGCTGCGTAAGGGGGAGGAGCCGGTGGGAACTATCCCGCGTTACCAATCGTTCAAAGCCATCTTTTTCGATGACAGCTATTATAGTGGTAAGACGGCTATGGCAGTTCATGATTACATACATAAGTGTGGAGGAACCATTGTGAAGAATTACGTTTTCTACGATGGTTGCTTAAAGAAACATGATGATGTGGATAGTCTATATCGGTATTACAAATAGGCTGAAATTTCGGTTTCGTGTGAGGAGGTGGGTGGCGAAAATGTCAAATTTGATGATTGAAGACCAACTTGTAACAGATAAGGATCAGAATTTCTAAAAACTCAATTTGAGAATTATTGTAGTTGGTGTTGGGGACACGGATACGGGAACTGTGATATGTGTAAAAGGGTTTATCACAGATATTATATTCCGATTAGAAAAAGAGAACTTCAAGAAAAAATTGGGATTAAATAATATAAGATGAAAGTCGAGTTTCTTGTGCTAATAGAAATGGGGTGACAGAAAATGGAGTGTCCATATTGTGGTAAAGAATTAAACTGTGTAGACCATCATGGGACTGGAAGGCCGGAATGTTATTATGGAACGGCTGCTAACGGCATATATTATCCATCAACATATAACAAACTTGGTGACATTTATAAATGCAGTAACTCTTTTGGGTTCAACAACAAAAGCGAAGCTATGGATTATATTAACGCTCAATCAGAAGCAGATTTAGAGAAATATATTAATGATAATGAACTGGAAGACTGGATGGATATCGTCTGTGAGAGTGAAACATTTAATGGGAACTTCTACACAGACAATAATGAAAATTTATTTGAGGGTTATCCATGTTAGGAGGTTGAATGAAAGAACTTAGAATTATCATAGCTGGTGGGAGAGATTTTGACGATTTTGAATTACTTTACAAAAGTGTTGAGAAAATTCAGCTTGATTATGTTGATAGATATTTTGATGAATTATCAAGAGTTTGCATTGTAAGTGGAAACGCAAGAGGAGCTGATAAACTTGGCGAATTATATGCGAAGAGAATGGGATTGCACATTTATATATGTCCAGCAGCGTGGGATTTATACGGAAAGAGTGCTGGTTACAGAAGAAATGCTGAAATGGCAAAGTTTGCTTCTGAAGATGGTAACATTGGCGTACTGATTGCATTCTGGGACGGTAAGAGTCGAGGAACTAAACATATGATTGATTTGGCGAAGAGATATGGACTGAAAGTACATGCGGTGAACTACTAGATGGGAGAATATATAAATGAAGAAAACAAAACAGATTGATACATATTATTGTGATTATTGCGGTAAAGAGTGTGAACAAACACCGGAATATTTTATGCCAGAAATAAGAAAAGTACAATATACAAGCCGTTGCTCGAAAAATATTATTAGACCATCACAAAAGGATATTTGTCCAGTTTGCCAAAAGCAGATTGCGAAACTTATCAATCTCTTACATTATGCAGATTTTGTAGGTGATGATATGGAAAAAGTGGTATATGTGCTTTTGAAAAAGTCAAAGGCTTGAAACTTTGGATTCGTGTGAAAGTGGGTGATTTAATATCATAAGAAATATAGATGAAATGGCAGAAGATGAGTCATTGTGTGAATATTGTGATGCGGAACCTGGTTGGCATATGCCTGGTGGCGGTACTCCGTATTCTTGTGAAGGCGCATATTGTAAAGAAGCATATGAGTGCTATTTGAATGAATTGGGTATTTCCGATAGGGTTGTAAAGATTAAAAATAAAACAAAAGTGACGATAGAAAGGGATTAATATGGGGCAGATTTTAAAGATAGAATACGATATGGAAGACATGGTTCTTGGTATTAAAGAAGCGGTTAAAGAAGAATTGAAGCCTGAAATTGCTGAGGAAATCCGAGAGGAAATCAAGTCAGAAATTAAGTCAGAGATTATGAATAAGGTAAAAGAACAGATTCCAGAGGATACATCGGTTTGGCTCAAAGATATTATGAAAGAAATTTATGATACAGAAATCATCAGAGTCGGTGGTGGATGGAACGAAGATGATAAAGAATATACATTGAGAGAATATGTAATTGAACAGATTAAGGACAGGATTGTAAACAATGATTGTGGTTCAAAAAAGAGTTATTCTTCAACGTCATTTAATGAATGGTTTAGAGATAAATGTGTAGATACTGATATACAGAAAGTGATCGATAGAGAAATCAAGACAATTCGTGATGATGTAAATAGCAAAGTAAAAAGTATGTTTGATAGCAGCACAAAGCAAATGTTATCAGAAGCGGTTCTGAATGTACTTATGGCGAATGATACATATAAGAAAATCGAAAGCAATATTGGTAGTATAGCTTCAAAATAAGGTTTGAAATCTTGGTTTCCTGTGTACGGGGAGGATAATAGTATGGATCAAAATAAATCAGATTATGAAATATATCTATCGTTATTACAAAATGCAAATATTAAACATGTTACTACAAAGGGAGACTTCCCAGAGAGTTTATATGATAATTTGTATATCGCTACATATGCATCTTATAGCGATAGTATAATAACTGTTCATCAATTTAAAGAGTCTGGTAAATTATGTGATATTTATATTGCAGATGCATGTAAAACTTTGGAAGAGTTTTTGAATTATACATCAGAATAAACCATCGTTTCATGAGAAATAAAGGAGCGTGAAAAAGTAGTAAAAATCGGTTAGAAGAAAGGTGGTGAAAAGTAGTGCATCCGAGCAAATTCTTTGAAGAGGTAGGTTGTCGGACTCACATGGATGTGTTTGAACAATATGATCCCTATATCAAGGAGCAGCTTAAAAATGTGCATCCTTTGAATTTCATAAAAACCAGGGTTACACTTCCGGTTTTCAAGATTACAATTTCATATAGTACAATAAAAGGTAATCTTCGCCATACGGAAAAGTATATTGTTTTAGACAACTCACATCTAGAATCATCAGACTCATTTAATTTATATGTTGAATCAAATGTGCAAATGGAATGTGATTCCTATAACTCGGCTCATCCAAAGAATCCGATGCTAGATTTTATGATAAATAAGATTGAATTCGTTTGTGACGCTGTGCTACCAATTGGGTAGGTTTTTACCAGATGTATTAAACGCCTTTAGTAGATAAAGGTTGTCACGAGATTATGAAGCTGGAACGCTGAGATAAATAATCGAAAAAGATATGCGGTAGTGACATAAAAAGACACCCGCTAAGTATGGCTTTGCCTCATGCAAGCGTAATAAATTGCGTGAGGAAAGTACATATTGGTAGAAAGCAAATATACAGCAACAGACTTAAAGATTATGCAGTCCTGGATCCTGGAAAGAAAAATTCAGGTGAGTCAAACCAGGATATTAGAAACATATAACAGATATAATAACATGTGTTACGTCTCCTTTAGCGGAGGCAAGGATAGTAGCGTATTGGCTGATTTAACAGCCAGAGTATGTAAAGTACTAAACTGTAAATTAGTTCTATGGTTCTCAGATACAGGTCTTGAATTTCCAGAAGTAAAAAAACATGTCAAAGAGTTTCCAACCTATTTAAGAAACAGATATGGTATTGAAGTTGAACTGATAGTAGATTATCCGAGAGATAAATCTGGTAAGCGTATATCATTTAGAGATGTGGTGTTGACTGAAGGATATCCGGTTATCTCTAAAACTGTCAGCCGCCAGGTTCGCGATGTAAAGAAGCTTGGTAAAAATTGCTGGGCTTACGGATGTTTCAATGGCAGAGAGAAAGGTATCTATAATATGCTGCAATGGAAGTATCTTATTGATGCTCCATTCAAGGTATCCAATAAGTGCTGCCAAATCATGAAGAAGAATCCAGCTAAGAGGTTCAATAAGAGTAGTGGAAGAATACCTATTATTGGGACCATGGCCTGTGAGAGTAAGCAGCGAAAAACAGAGTGGCTACATAATGGCTGTAATGCTTTCGATAAAGGGGAACCTAGCAGCCAACCGATTAGCTTTTGGACAGAAAATGATGTTCTGGAATATCTATACCGTTTTGATGTACCATATCCATCAGTTTATGGAGAAATATGTATTGATGAGGATGGCAAATATTATTGTACAGGATATAGTAGAACGGGATGTGTATTTTGCGCTTTTGGGTGTCATCTGGAAAAGGATATTAATCGATTCCAGAGATTATTAAAGACTCATCCGAGGCTTTGGCTTTATTGTATGAAACCTGTAATGTATGGTGGTCTGGGAATGGCTAAGGTGCTTAGGTATATAGGCGTAAAGTATTTTTGAATTTATGAGGAACCTGGAATAAGTTTAATTAGAGTCTCCACATCGGCATTACTACTTTTATTGAGGAGTGTCACTGATTGTATTTTGGTTATTATTTCGGGGTAACTTGCAACGATGTCACCCATAAAGTTCACCCTAATTGTATCGCCAGTTTTTATGTCGCTCAAAGCAATTGTCTCTGAATCGGCGTTTTGTATTATGACATCATTGAGATGCATTTTAATTATTCGTATTTCATTTTCGCTATCAACTAAAATGTAATATTTATCTCTTGATTGCTGACCATTTACAATAACATATGTGCCTGTAAACTCAGCAGGATGATTGCCATATTCAAACTCTTTATTCTGGCATGAAAATGAGGTTGTGTTTATTGCAATCAGTAGTATAATTCCGAAGCCGATGATATACAGATATCTCCTCATTCCAGTCTCCTTTCTATTTTACATTAAAAATACTACAATCAAAATAAAAAGTCAATCTGAATGCTGAATAGCATTCTAACGGTTTTGGTAACGGGGATGTTGGAGGTCCATTTAGAAGAGGTTTTGAGTTTGAATTGCAAGTGCTAAAGGTCGAGACAAATCATTCATGTGAGATGAGGTGATGGTATGACAAATGTAGAGAAAATTGATTATATGATTCAGTCATTGCAGATAGCAAAAGAAGAGATATCATATGCTCAGAGGTGGGCAGAGAAGTATAAGATAGACACAGAGCATTGTTGGACGGAGCGGATTCCTAATGGAACAATAATTCGTGAGTCACTAAAGATGGTCGGTCGCATGGCAAATATCGTAGCGAATAATGTTGTTTTAAGTCCGTATTCCAAGGATGTGTTTAAACATGATGAATCATGAATTTCCTCTGTTAAATAAGGTAGGTATGAAAGTATATGACTATAAAGAAAATCCCATGTACATATGGAGAATATGAGTTTTATGAAACCATAAATAATACAGAAGTTAGAATTGCCTCATTAACAGGACAACTTGTGGGGCATTCAAAAATGTTCCTTACTATGTATTTTCCAGCAAGAGAATGTTCAGAAGTGATTCTTGATTTAAAGTATCATGCTTATGAAGAAGTGTTAGAAAAAGCAATGAGAATCATAAGGAAGAAGATGTATGTTGCAGCACAAGAAATATTAAATGGAATACGATAAAATGCGACTTTCGAGGTAAAACAGAAAAATGAAGTTAGAGAAAAAATATAATCAAAGCAATGGGGAATATTATTGTGAGCTTACAAGAAAACTTGATGAGGTATGTGGTTACGCAGTGAATCACCCAAGATATAAACATTATATTTGTGATACAAGAGATTTGTGGCGTAACTGCTTAGTAATTCGTGTTCCTGGAAGAACAACAGGAAGTATTCAAGTGGATAAAGATAATGTAATTACAAGAATCTCTTTTGCAATGGATCTAATTGGAAACGTAAAACAGTATCCAGAAAATATTTACGGAGAAGTGGAGAAATATATAGGTGTAGCATTAGAAATGTAGGTTTCATTAGTAATTGAGGTAGATATGAAAGATAAAGAAAGAATTTTGATGACTATAATCAACAGGATAATACCAGGTTATATTTTTCTAATTCTATTGAAGACAAAGAAAAAATATGTAAAACATATATGCTTGAAAAGAATTATCTAAAGCATGGAGATTTAGTATTTGCAAACACAACGATAGTTCCAAATGATTTTATGGTTGGTTTTGTAGAAAAGGTTGATGAAGAAAATGATTGTGTAGTAATCAGGGAAATCGGTTCTGAAAGATTATGTAATTATTCAAATGAATTTTTTACTGTTATCAATAAAGAAAAACTAGGATATGAAATCTTAGAGGGAGTGCAATATAAAATATATAAAAAAGTAACGAAAGCGTTTGCTGATTATACTCCTTATTATACTAGGTTTAAGTCACTTTCTTTCGATGGAGATATTTGTACTGTAGAAGCTAGAGTTGCATTTGAACAAGATACAATTTTTGAAATATCTTTTCCTTATAATAATAAAACGTCCATAAAAGAGATTGGAAAAATGCTAAAAGAAAAAGATAAGAAATGTTGATTTCAATTCCCATGAATGGAGAACATTATGGATAGGAACGATTGTATATGCGAATATCTGGAATATCTAAGAGAGGTGCATACTGATTGCTGTGATTATAGCCTATATAAGTGTGATAAACGTAATGTCATATTTGACGAGTTTCACGATAGATGCATTAAGTGTCAAAAAAATACATGTAAGGAATGATGATAAGAATGAGTCGGGTTAATGATTTTGATATTGACAGAGTTCTGGAGCAGCTTGAAGACTATGGAAAGTTTAAGGGAGTACTTCGCTGCGAAGGTGAGAGCTTTGAAAACTACATACCAGTATCAGTGGCAAAGCTGATTGTGAAGGGGCGTGGCCTGGGTGGAGTCCTGGGATATGTGGAAGAAAACTTATGAGAAGAAGATTTATATAGAAATACCTTTGAAAAAGGTATCTAGTAATCCCTGCTAAATACCTTTCACCTGAGTTTCTTCCATTACCTTGTCAATTTTTCTTCCGTGATTCAACGGTCACTTGGGAACTGGACTTCGTCTCTTATTCGCTATATCCAGGGTAATATAGAGTTTTTAGACAAAACTTCGCAATTTATGGTATCAGGAACCTTAACAATAGATGCCCCAGCTACGAAGTTCGTGAAGTAATGGTGCAGGGCAAATTCAAAACTGCCTTCAAACTAGTGCCCTCCAGCTCATTAGATTTGCCCTAGAAGGAGCAAGATAATTATACATAATTTTGAACAATATAACAACAATAAATTAGAGAAATTTTATGAAGTAAAAGCAACAGAATGAATTCTAGTTTCATCCGTTAAAGAGAGAATAAATACTAGAAAGGATAATTAGTAGCTGGCTTTAAAGGTTGCAACCGCTTTGGTGCTAATTATTGAATAAGTTACAAATACCTTGTAGTTATCAAGGGGGAAAACAAAGATTGGCAAAGCAAATAGTTGATATAATGCTTGCTGATAATGTAAAAGAGTTTGGGAATACAGGTAATACACAATTCTATGATATTTGTTGTGGAAGTGGAGCCGTCTCTATCGAAATGATGAATCGTGGAGTTAAGCGAGAAAATATACACATGGTTGACTTGTCTCCATGGGGAGTCTTTTGGGAAATGATTGGTAATGAGACATTTGATATCAACCTGTTTAAAGATTTTATCGATACAATCCCTAGAGATATTACTAAAATAAAGCAATATGCGTTAGATATTTTGAGTAGTTCAGTGGATGATAATATGATGATTTATCACTTCCTGTTCCTACAGTCATGCGCCTTTGGTTCAACAGCAACATGGATTGAAAATAACGAATGGAAAAAGGCCGGAGGACTGAGGGACTATTGGATGCCAACAGAAACAAGTAATCGCAAAAGTCCAGTAAATCCTATGATGCCTATGCCTGATAGTTTGTATAGTAGAGTTGCATTATTATGCGATGAAGCATCAGGCATTAATGGATATTGTATGGATGTGTTTGATTTCTGCCATATATTAGATGAGGAATGGGATATAAAAAAGAACAGAAATATGATTGTTTATATAGATCCTCCGTATATGGGGACGCAACAATATGGATATTCTTTTGACGTAGCGAACTTAGAGTCTGGTATCTGGAACAATTGTCCCATCTATATATCTGAAGGTGTAAAATTGGAAAGAGCAAAAAGATATTATTTACTATCTACTGGCAGAAAAAAAGGAAATATTAATGGAAAAGTCAAGAAAAAACTAGTGGAAGAATGGTTAAATGTGTTTGAATATGATATGCATTAAAACACGTCTATCAAAGTAAGGGAATGTAGCAAATGAAAGTAAAAGAATTATTATCAGTATTGCCGATAAATCAAGAAACACAAATGCATTATTCTGATTTTGGTTACATGTCTTCCTACCCTGGAGGATTTATACATATGGATAGAGTGCTTGAAGCAAATATAACTAGAATAGAAACGGACTATATACACCAATGTAGTTGCACTGTTGTAAAAATATATTCAGATCTAGAGCAGTTGAAAATTTAGTTTCAAGTGAAACTAGGAGGAGAGGGTGTAAAGAGATGTATATTGAACAAATTAAAGAAAAAGTAAGAAGTAATGAGTATGATTTTTTAAGAGAGAATAAGAATTTGGGTAACAATATCATTCTTTTAACTCTTGGTGGTAGTCATGCTTACGGAACAAATAATGAAAACAGTGACTTAGATGTGCGTGGTTGCGCCCTAAATAGTAAGCGTCAAATCCTTACCAATGAAAATTTTGAGCAGTTTGTAAATGAAGAAACAGACACTACTATTTACTCATTCAATAAGCTGATCTCACTATTATCAAATGTAAATCCTAACACCATAGAAATGCTTGGTAATCGCCCAGAACATTATTTGTATGTGTCTCCTATTGGACAGGAACTTCTTGATAACGCACATCTGTTTTTATCCAAAAGAGCAGCTTACTCATTTGGTGGATATGCAACGGCACAGCTGAGACGTTTGGATAATAAAGCTATGCGATTAGTAAATCAGGAGCAAAGAGAAAAGCATATTCTGAACAGTATCATGAATGCTTATAATACGTTCCCAGAGAAGTATTTTTCGTTCCAAGAAGATAGTATTAAATTGTATATTGATAAATCTGAACAAGAAGAGTATGATTCCGAAATTTTCATGGATATTAATTTACATCGTTATCCAATAAGAGACTATAAATCAATGTGGTCTGAAATGAATAATATTGTTAAAGACTATTCCAAAATTGGTAAGAGAAATAAAAATGCTATTGAGCATAACAAACTAGGAAAACACATGATGCATTTAATTCGCTTGTACATGATGTGCCTGGATATTTTGGAGAAGGAACAGATTGTGACCTATCGCGAGAAGGAACATGATCTTCTCATGGATATTCGAAACGGGAAATATTTGGATGATAACAAACAACCTATTCCGGAATTTTTTGAGATGATAGATGAATATGAAAAGAAATTGGAGTATGCGAAAGAGAATACATCATTACCAGATAACCCAGACTACAAAGCGATTAATGAATTTGTGGCTTCTGTAAACGAGAGAGTGGTACGAGGAGAGATATGATAAATATTGATATCAAATTACCGGAGGCAGTATTAGAGATTTTCTCTGTGATTAAAGAATACGGAACAGAGGCTTATATTGTAGGTGGCTGCGTCCGTGACTCGATTATGGGGCGAAATCCGCACGATTGGGATATATGTACTCCTGTTTTGGCTCCAGAACTCCAGGTATTATTTGAGGAAAAAGGGTATAAGGTAGTTCCAACTGGGTTGCAGCATGGAACAGTCACTGTAGTCATTGATGGGGAAGGATACGAGATTACTCAGTTCCGGCGCGATGGAAATTATACTGATGGGAGACATCCTGATAATGTAGAGTTCACTAGTGATCTGAGCGAAGATTTGGAACGTAGAGATTTTACAATCAATGCTATGGCCTACAATCCCATGACTGGATTGATTGATCCGTTTGACGGAATGCGAGATATAAGAAATAGAAGAATCGTATGTGTGGGTTCGGCCAGGGAAAGATTTAAAGAAGATGCCTTACGAATTTTGCGTGCAATAAGATTTGCGGCACAACTTGATTTTTCCATTGCTTCAGATACGAGTTTTGAAATTCTTATGCAATATAAAAATCTGGAGAATATATCAATAGAAAGAATTAATAGTGAATTTGTTAAGATTGTAACGACGGCAAAATTGGGCGAAGAATTGGCACAGTATAGTAACGTATTTGAGTTATTTATTCCTGAGCTAAAAGCTATGTTTGGATTCCTCCAAAATAATCCATATCATTGTTATGATGTTTGGAACCATACACGTGTTGCCATTAATAAATGCGGTTCCGAAGACTTAATCATACGATTGACGGTACTATTCCATGATATTGGAAAATCACATTCGTATCAGGATGATGAAGATGGTGTCCGACACTTTAAAGGCCATGGCAGAGTAAGCGCCGATATTACAGATTCTATTATGAGACGATTACGGTTTGATAACAACACAAGAGAAAAGGTTGTGGAGCTTGTTTATTACCACGATGCTACATTTGAAGTTGGAGCAAAATATGTTAAACGGTGGCTAAATAGGATTGGAGAAAAACAATTTAGGAGACTTCTTGAATTGCGTAAGGCGGATATTAAGGCTCAAAACCCCAAATATGAAAAAGATAGGATACAGAAAGTAAATGATATTGAGATATTGCTTGATCAAATTCTATTAGAAGAATCATGTTTTACTCTGAAGGACTTAGCAGTTAATGGTGAAGATTTGGTTTCTGTTGGATATAAGCCAGGGACAGAGTTGGGAAGTGCATTAAATATATTATTACAAATGGTAATCAACGAAGAAGTTATCAACAATAAGGAAATATTACTATTTGAAGCCCGAAATATGTTAGTCGAAAAGAGAATGTAAAAGCAAATGAAAAATACAGATGTTTGTAGAGCGTGTATGGAATATTGTCAAGAAGGACATATTACTTGCCCATGTGAACACGGAGAATGTGAATATGAATGGGAATTGAATGCAACCGAAGATGATTATTAAAACAGAAGAAAAATCGGTTTCGTGTGGAAAGGAGAGAATCAGTTGCAGTTAGATAAAATAACAGAGGATAAGATTAGAGAACAATTTCGTTCATATGAATTTCAAAATTTTATGTTTGAAATGCTTGTTGGCAACTCAAGGGACGAAAATGGAGAATTATTTAAACATGTGTATAATTGCGAATTAGAGGAGACAGAAAACGAATTAATATATTTAATTGAATCGCATGTCAATCACAATATTTTACTAAATAGAAATACAATTATCTCGTTTATATTGAGACATGTTGTGACTGAGCTATTTAACAGTGATTTGAATTGTAATCATATTAAATTCTTTGCTTTATGTAATCAGCTTTATTATATGGTGTTTAAAGAAATACAAAAGTACTATAAACCTTTCATGCTTAAGGAGAATATATAAATGGCAATTATAGGAGCAATTTTAGGTGACATAGCTGGTTCCAGATGGGAGTTTCGTAGACCGAAAGGTTTAGACTGGGAACACATTGATTTATTTACAGATGATTGTTTCCTCACGGACGATACGGTTTTGACCGTAGCAACAAAATATGCTTTGCAGAATAATGTTTCATTCAAAGAAGCGTACCACAAGTTTGGAAATAAATATCCAAATTGCAGTTACGGCTGTGGCTTCGAGTCCTGGTTGGGGTCTAAGTGGAGCAAGCCGTACAATAGTTTTGGTAATGGTGCTGCTATGAGAGTATCACCTGTTGTAGACTTATGTGAGTCACGATTAGAGGTAAGTTACGTTTCTAAAGAAAGTGCATTATGTACTCATAATCATCCAGAGGGAATTAAAGGAGCCAAGGTTACGGCAACGTGTGCCTGGATGGCAAAGAGAGGCGCATCGAAGAAAGAAATTGAAGAATATGCCTGTAGAAAATATCCGTCTGATGAGTATATGTTTCCGGTGTCGATGTCTTTAAAAGAATTAAGAGAAAAATATAGATGGAACGAAACTTGCCAAGGAAGTGTGCCAGTAGCAATCAGATGTTTTCTGGATAGTGAGGATTATGAGAGCTTCATCAGAAATGTGTTGAGTCTGCCATGTGATACCGATACATTGTGTGCTATTGGTGGAGGTATTGCTGAAGAATTTTATCATGGGACAGGTTTTAATGCGGACAAGTTGATGAGAGAATACTTGGATGAATATTTATATGAAATTGTGAAAGCGTAAAGGAGAATAAGAAACTATGAAGAAGAAAATATTAAATCTTTTATTAATGGGAATGATGCTGATGACCTTACTTACAGGTTGTCAAAGTGTAGCAAAGTCTATGGGCGGTTCCATGACACTGAAATTGGAATCAAATCAAAAGTTAGAGGAGATTACATGGAAAGATGATTCTCTTTGGTATTTGACCAGGCCGATGACGGAGAATGATATTGCAGAGACTCATACATTTCAACAATCTACTGATTTTGGGGTGTTTGAGGGTACAGTTACCATTGTAGAGACAAAGGAGTAAGAAGGGAATACATATACGAAGAAGTTATTTATCAGTCAGCCAATGAACGGCAAAACAGACGAATAAATTTTATCAGAAAGAGAAATTGCTATTACAAAAGCAAAGGAATTTGTTGGTGAAGAAGTAGAAATAATTGATACATTTTATACGAATTTTTCTTCAGACGCAAAACCCCTTGAATATCTGGCTAGAAGTATTGCTGATTTAGCAAAAGCGGATGTAGCATATTTTGCAAAAGGTTGGGATGAGAAGCGTGGCTGCAAGATTGAATATGAGTGTGCTACTCAATATGGAATTGCTACTATTACGGATTAGGAGAAAATATGAAAGTTGATATTTCAAAGAAAATTATTACTTTAGATAATCAAAAACTATCTGATGAAATTGAGAAATATGAGTGTATTAGCAATCAGACAGCGTACTTATTTATGAGTCAGAACACAATGAAAGCGTTGACTGATTTAATAGCAACGAGAATTCCATTTATGGAAATTAATACAGATGATTGTATTCTTGCTAAATATAAGGAAAGAAAAGTATTTCAGAACGATGAGCTGGAATTTGGTGAAATAGAAATCCGATAAAACTTCGATTTCCTGTGAAAAATTGGAGAATAAAATAATGTAACAAGGTAGTAATACCTAAAATATAAAATTCAAAATCAAAGATTAAAAGGAGAAAATAACTATGACGACAGAAAAAATGACGGTACATAAAGCCCTGGCAGAACTGAAAATTATTGATGACAGAATTATTTCTGCAATTAACGGAGGAACATACTGTGTAGCAAATAAGCACTCTAACGAAAAAATTAAAGGTGTTTCAGTTGACGAATACAAAGGTGTAATACAAGGCTACTACGACAAAGCAACAGATTTAATTAGGCGTAGAAACGCAATTAAGAGAGCGGTTGTTTTATCAAATTCTACAACAAAAGTTCTATAAATGGAGAAGAATACACAAGAGCCGAAGCTATTGAAATGAAGAATCACGGTGTAGAGTTTGATGAGAGAATGCTTGAAATGCTTAATAAACAGTATAACAAGGCACAGGCAGAAATTCTCAAACAAAACGGCGATGACCTTGAAAAGCGGGCAGAGCAGTACGTTATTGGAATTTATGGTTCTAAAGAAGGAAAAACCAACACAGATGATTTTGAGAAAACCAAAAAGGATTTTATGACGGCTAATGCCTTTGAACTGGTAGATCCGATTAAAATTCTGGACAAAATTAATGCCCTCGAAGATAAAATTGCCTCTTTCAAGGCTGAGGTTGACGCAGCATTGTCGGTCAGTAATGCAATTACTGAAATAGAGATTAGCTATTAGCGAATAGTTAATTAAGATTATTCACTGTTTACTGAAAACTTAAAACTACAACTCATTAGACTTTTGCAGATATAGTCTCATGTAAAGCGAAAAAGAAATCTGTAAATATAATGCAAATATTATCAAATGAAATTAAAATCTATGATAAATATTTGTATAATTTCACAAGTAAAACAGTACATATAACTTGGCATAAAATGGTGCGACCATTAGCTAAGTACATGTAAGTATTATGAAATTATACTACTATACTATAAATTATTGCTTCCAGATGCGAGAAGCGTGTACTGTAAAGCTTAAAGTTATAAGGCTCAAAAAGTAAAGCTGAAAATTCAAAGTTTAAATCATGAGTCAAAGTTGAAATAGTAAATAGTAAAGATATAAAGTTTTATCAAATCCTTGATATACAGTTTAGCATAGTTGTACTTGGCTATAAGCATCTGCAAGGCTGGTAAATAGTGAGTAATCTATAAAATAATGGGCATTCGCCAAGCGGTTAAGGCACAGGACTTTGACTCCTGCATTACGTTGGTTCGAATCCAACATGCCCAGTTCTCACCATAGTTAGTCCCATTAGCTAACACAGCTAAACCGCCAGGGACGGCGGTGGCTATGGTGATACCAGGATCATTAGCTCAGTTGGTCAGAGCATCCGGCTCATAACCGGACGGTCATCTGTTCGAGTCAGATATGATCCATAAGGCCGGTTCGACTCCGGCTCAATAGCAGAGGGCATGGTGCGACGGGGTGATGGTTCGACTCCATCTGATTTGTCTTTCAGAAGTGACGTGTCTGGGAGTAACCTGGGTAGGACAAGACTCATCCGCATGGTAAGGTGGATGTAAAACTGTCAAAGATTCCAGTTCAAAAGAGAATAAAATGAGGGAGGTATTATGTTTATATAAGGAGTTTATAATGTTTATACAGCCGACGATGAAGATCCAAAATGTATAAGATGTGACAACGTTAATAATGATACTATTTGTATCACTCGCTGTGGTGAAAAACATGGATGGAATGGATATGAGAGAAGAGAATCAATAATGCAGAAGAATAAAAGATAAATGTTTGCTTTCCTAGGGAGGTGAGTGTAATAGATAAAACAGAAATAAGATCAGAGATAATTAAACGGAGAATACATTATTTCTACTGTGATAATTGCGGTGAATATCTGGGCGCTGTTGAAGAATGTGATGATGGATATTACCATAGTCCAGGAGAATATAATTTGCCTATTCGTGTGGATAGTGTATGGTTTAGATATAATCAGCAATTGTGCGAAGAATGTAGAAAACAATTTATTGATACATTGAAAAATACATTGATTAATTTGGGATTTAAACCGGAATAAACCCACGTTTCATTGGAGGTGATAAATGTGACAATTCAGGAATTATATGAGTGGGCAATAAAAAATAACGCTAAAGATTTTGATGTAGAGATTCAATATAGAGACGGTGGAGGATGCTACGAAGGAACAGAAGATTTATGTGAATCTGACATTGAAATTAAACATACAAAATGGGGAGACGTGGTTGTTTTATAGACCATGAAAACCAAGTTTCGAGCGAGGAGGTTATAGAATAACGGATAAATTATCAGATACAGAAGGTATCAGGCGATGGCAATTAACTGGATACTCTGAGGAGCAATCTATTAAACTATATATTCTTATTGAAGAGTATTCTAAAAAAATCCCAAACATATCAATGGGGGATGCTACTTTAAAATTAATGGCAGCAATGCAGGAAGTGTTCATAAGGGGACGAGATGTAGATATTCTTCCAAACAGTCTGTCTCAAATCATGGAGAATAAACCAACTATCCCAGGACTTAAAAGGAGAATAAGATATTGTAGAAATCCTATGGAGAAAAAGAAGTTACAACAGGAATTGAACGAGGCTTATAAAGTTCAGAATATAAGGAGTAAGTAATGGCAAAGTACAGAAAGAAACCGGTAGTAATTGAAGCATTTCAATATGATGGCGATTTACTGGGAGCCGATGGCAAGTATTATGTTCCTGATTGGGCTGTAAAAGCGTTTGAGGATGGAATGATTCATTTTGGATCGCTAAGATTAGATGAACCTCCGTGCGAGATGTTTATTGATACCTTAGAAGGAACTCACCATGCAAATGTTGGAGATTACATTATTCGCGGAGTAAATGGAGAACTATATCCATGCAAACCTAACATTTTTGAAAAGACTTATGAAATTGTGGAAGGAGAATAGTAGAATAGAGGTGAATACATCATTAGTAAAGAACTAAAATATCCAAAAGATATGTATACAGACTGTGGATTATATGATGGTGATATGGATAGCGAAGAAATTTCTTGTTATAAAGAGAAGTTAGTAAAGTGTAGAAAGCCACACAAATGTAATGCTTGTGATAAAGATATTCCTATAGGTGATTATGCACTTAATGAGTCGGGATTTATGGATGACCATGCAATATCCTGTTATACCTGTACAGATTGTATTGAGGACTGGTTGGAAGAATCTGGACAGGTAGATACAGAAGATGATAGAGAATAGCGATTGAAAATCTTATTTCAAATCGATAATTAAAAAAATATTATACATAAAAAGGAGAATATAACACTATGGAGAAAATTTTAGAATTGTTAGCAAGTAACCCGGAGTTAGTTATGCCAGTGGTAAGAGAGTACATTGCCAAGTATAAGCCTATGGCTTATGAACTGGCTCATGAAGTGGTGGAAATCTATAAGGATTATGCAAATAACACAGAGTACCCTTCTGTGATTGCAAAGACAAAGAAGAATCTCTACGATGCATATGTGAAAGTTGGATTTACTGGCGACCAGGCATTAGCACTCATGATTAATGATAATATTCAGCTTCTGAAGAATCTTAAACAAATATCTTCTAATAACAGCAAATCAACTAAGAAATCACAGACTTTTTAACTGATATAAAATTCCTATTTTATGTGATTATGTGAGGTGAAAACAATGGAAGATTTACCGCTAACGTGTGACTGTGGCTCCGAAAGTACAATACATAAAAATCCTTATTACGATGAGATTGGAGAAGTGGAGTATGATTTACACTGCGCAAAGTGTGATAAGTATTTAGGGCACTTTGTATATGGGTGTTGGGAATATTAATTGAGAAAGGGTGAGAAAAATAAGAACAGAACTACCATGTTTACCACTTATCCAAGAGAGATTTTGGAATGAGGTAAAAAATAAAGAAGAATATGGGAGAGGTAATTGTTGTTGGCCAGAGTTTGAATTCTATATGTTTCCTCAAGTATGGGGAGATACATCATTAGGCTTCGGCGGCATTGGTGGTCAGGCTATGACATCTGCCTATACAACGGTCATAGTTGATAACTGTACTGGCTGGTGTGGAGTGTTTTTTGGAGAAAGACTGGCATATACAATTCTAAATCCTAATCAGGCGTTTTATGATGATTTACATAATGGTCGGATGGAGAGTGTTAGTAAATCGGGGAAATATTTGAGGAAAGAGTGAGGTAAAAATTTGGGATTAATTTGTAAGCCGATTGGCAATTTCGCAAGCGTAATGAGAAGAATGGAGAATAAGTTAGCAGCGGAGAAGATAGAGAATAAGGTAAAGAATGAACGCAAGAGAACAAAAGAATTGGGTGCAGTCTAATTCTATCAAAATAGAAATACAGCAATAGCTGTACAAAATATAAATTAAAAAGGAGATCATTATTATGACAGACATTAACGCAAAGAGCACAAAGGCAGAAATCATGGAGCTTATATGGCCCAGAAGAAGCAACTTGATAAGTTGATGGCAGCAAAGGACGATCCGGTTGCCCAGGAGAAATTAAAAAAGCAGAAGCTGACTCTTGATTCGGCAGCGGAGATTGCGGGTGCGGGTATTCTGAATGATTCAATTGTTAAGCAGTACAATGACATCTGTGAGGCAGTTGATATTAAAAAGGCAGAATTATGCGAATTATATGATATTGAAACAGAGTTGAACACACTTGTTGCCCTGGTAAACGCGCATAAAGACAAGGCTCATGAGTTGGATGAACAGTATAAGCTGGTTAAAGCTGAAGCAGAGAAAAATCTTCAGGACACAAAGGCCGCTATTAAAGATGAGATTGATGCTCTCAACAAAGAAAAGGCTGAAGCACTGGCCATAATTAGAAAAGAAGCCGCAGATTTAAAAGCACAGTTAAAACAGGAACGGCAGCGTGAAGAAGAGGAATATACATATAATCGTGATAGAGCAAGAAAGATTGCCGAAGACAAATGGGCAGATGAAGAAGCTGTGAAGCGTAAAGAGTTGGAAGCGTGGAATAATTCTATTGAAGAAAGAGAATTATCTGTTATTGCACAGGAGAACCACATTGGTGACCTTGAGCAGAAGGTAGCTGAAATCCCTTCGTTGATTGAATCTGCAACAACTGAAGGCTATGAGAAGGGGAAGTCCGATGCCGGGAAGTCTTGGGGTTTTGAAAAGAGGGCTATCGAGCAGAAGAATGAATATGAGCAGAAAGCGCTGCATGATAAGGTAGAACGTCTTGAGACGGATTTATCAGATGCTAAGAATACTATTGTTACATTACAGAATAAGCTGGATTCAGCTTATGCTCAGATGAGAGAACTTGCTACTGACACTGTTAAGAGTAATGGCGGAGTGAAGATTTTGGACAGGGAGACTTCCGGGAAGTAAGGTGCTAAATGGATTTATCAAGAGATTTTATACAATATGAGATAGACAATCCGCATAATGTAGCTTTTAAAAGTTTAGTGAGTTATGAAAACAGAGAAGATACCATTGAAGGATTTAGGAAGCTGCTTGATGGTACTGGTGGAGGTTGGATTTTGTGCAAAGACAACCTGCCAGACGATGGTGTAGAGGTTTTGTTTAAAGCAAAACTTGATGGGAGGAAGTATGTGGGACATAAGCATACACATATTTACCATGATGGAGAAAAACGGATTGAGTATCATTATTTAACGGTTAGGGGAAGTACACGAATTGGGTTGAAACCTATTGCATGGATGCCGCTACCAGAATAGTTTAATTAATTTCTTATTCAATGGTCATTTCTGACCGAGTTTCCACAAATAAAAACAATTGAACAGAGAATATTTGTTTAGGCAAGATACAGCCTGCCTATGGTGTATTTATGCAACTATATATAGATGAGACGGTGCCTGGTGCATACTATATATAGTTGTTAAATCGCCATGAAAGAGCTGTTTCATCATAGATTTTCATATAGAGTGACTTTCTATGTTCCAGTCTGCGAAGGCTGTTGATGTTATATAAGATGTAAAAATATATGAATAATTTTATTTACAGGAGGACATTCAATTAATGACAGAAACAAAGAAAAAAGGAAGACTATTCGATTTACCTGAGACAAAAGGATCATTCCAGTTGAAAGGTATTGTTAGTGGTGTAGAGAAGGAAAACTTCTATAAGGAAATTAAGACCAAGAGCAATAAAGATATGAGAATGATTAACTTTGGAGTCGGATACGCTGAAGGCAGCACACTCTATGTTAATTTACAGGGTATGGAACAGGACAATGTTTACTACTCTAAGAAAGCAGAAAAGAAAGGCGAAAAAGGCGAAACTGTTAAAGTTCCTTGGGCAGACAGATTCACTTATAACCGTGAGGGATTCAGACTTATCGGTAAGAACATTGGCGTAAAGAAGAAAGTTGATGAGACTGGTAAGACTGTAAATGATAAGAAGGTTATGACAGACTTCGATGCTTGTAAGGAAGTAAATGAAAACCTTAAGGATGGTGCAAGCGTATTTATCAGAGGAACACTTGATTATAGCAGTTTCTTAGATAACAACGGCAACAAGAAGTCTTCCACAAAGTTAGTCCCTAATCAGATTTCCCTCTGTGCAGATGTTGTTTTTGATGATGATAACTTCACTCAGCAGAACGACTTCAATCAGGTAATTATCTTTATGGGAATTGGGCAGGAAAAGGTAGATGATAAGCCTACTGGTAGATTCGTAGTTGCTGCAAAGATTGTTACATATAGCACAATTGAAGATGTTGAGTTTATTGTGGAGAATAAGGATTTAGCTTCTAAATTTAAGAAATCTCTCAAGCCTTACAACGCAATCAAGGTTAATGGTCATATGGTTTCTTCTGTACAGACTGAGACTGTAGTTGATGATGACGACAATTGGGGCGAAGAAGACGCTATGGAAAAGGTATCTGCTCCTGTCAAGAGAGAGTTCATCATTACTGGTGCAAAGGGTTCTACTATCGACAAGGAACTTTATACGGAAGCAAATATTGCTGAAGCAATCGCAAAGATTAACAAGGCTAATAAGGCAGAAAATGACTTTGGTAGTGATGATGGTGATGATTGGGGAGAAGCTGATTTAGATTCTGATGAAGATGAAGCATGGGACTAATTAATGGGTAAAGATAACCAATTAAAAGATAGAACAGGCGAGGTGTCATACACCAAGTATGGCACTAAAGCCACTACCGTCCAGTATATCAATAATAAAGATGTGCTTGTTGAATTTAATGATGATTATAGATTTCAGTATCACACAACATATATCAATTTTAAAAATGGAAGATTAACAAATCCATACGACAAAAGTATCTACAGAATTGGTTTTATCGGAATTGGAGATTATGATTCAAAACATATATCATATCCAGCTTGGTTCAATATGATTAAACGTTGTTACAAAAAACAAAAGAGTTATGATGATGAGTCCTATGATGATTGCATTGTCGATAAGGAATGGCACAACTTTCAGAATTTTGCAAAATGGTATGAAGAAAATATGTATGTGTGTGATGAACGTTTAGTGATAGATAAGGACATTAAATTGCATGGGAACAGAATGTATTCAAAAGAGTATTGTATGTTATTACCAGAAAAAATAAACCTACTATTCATTAAAGAAAAGGCAAGACGAGGCGACTTGCCTATGGGAGTGCATTTCCATAAGGAAAGAGATAATTATGTAGCAATGTGTTCTGTAGATGGAAAAACAAAATATATTGGCTCATATTCAAATCCTCAAATTGCATTTAATCATTATAAAGAGTTTAAAGAAAAGCATATTAAAAAGGTTTTAGAAAATTACATTGGTATTTTGCCAAGTGATATTTATAAAGCAGTTGAGAATTACAAAATAGAAATTACAGATTAACGGAGGTAAATATATTGAAGACAAGAGCAGCAAATAAAATTCAGACAAAGTTAGTTACATTATTATATGGTGCAACCTTTAGTGGAAAGACAACACTTGGATTACAGCTTGCAGATTTTAAGCGAAATGATGGCAAGCCTTTTAGAGTAGCAGTTGTTGATGCAGAAGGTGGCGGTGTAGATGACGCAGTTGAAGATTTAGAAGCAAGAGGTGTAGATACAAGAAATATTCATATTTTCTATACACAGAGCCTTCAGGAATTAATAACTATTCTTGATAAAATTAAAAACCATGACACATTCTACGAGTATGATGAAGAAGGTAATGAAACCGATGAGCCTATTTTAGACGCAGATGGTGAAGAATTCTTCCCTGACGCACTTCTTATTGATGGTACATCAATTTTCAGACTGACAAGTGAACAGGGATTACTTGAATTGTCTAAGAAGAGAAATACTATTAAGGCAGATAAAGATGGTCTTGTTGGTGCAGAAAGATTCGTTAAAATTCAGGGTGCAGACCTTGAATTTAAGGATTACAAAAAGCTGAATTACTCTGGACAGAATTTAGTTCTTGACCTTATGGCAATTGGTATTAATGTTGTACTTACTGCAAGAGAGAAAGATGAAACAGTTCAGAAGATGGACAAGAACGGTCAGCAGGTTTCAGTATCTACTGGTAAAAAGGTGCACGATAGCTTTAAGGGAATCGACTACAACGTAAAGACTATTTTACATATGTATCAAGATAGCGAAACTGGTCAGATTTGTGCAGAAGTTGTAAAGGATAGAACTAAGGTGCATAAGGCTGGTGACATTATTGAAGACCCTACATTACTTGATTGGCAGACAATCATTGATAGAAACTCTGATAGAAAAGAATTTGTATTGAAAAATGACTTAGATAAGGCTGTTGAAACAGAGCAGAAGATGTATGAGAAAGAAGCAATGGAATTACACAATTCATTAAAGGGTAATACAATAACTCCTGATACATCTAATAATGAAAAAACAAGCAATATTGAAGAAATGAAGACTGATATTCGTGCCAAGGTTAACGCTTTACCACCTGTTAAGAAGAAAGAAATGAAAGAAAAGTTAGAGAGAGCAGGGCTTCCCACAGTATTTAAGAACGTGACAGATGCGGCTGTTTTGCAGAAAGTTCTTGATATGTTCAAGTAATATAAATTTTCGCATAGAAGGATAAAATATGAGAGCGACAAGAAAAGAAGGATGTATATGTCGAGTATGTGCTTGCTGCAATCAGTCCTTTTATATAGGTAAAGATAATATCAGTGATGCAATTTACTATGATAAAAAAACTTATCATAGTAATTGCTTTATTGATAAGCAAGTTAGCTCTTTTGCACCAAAAGAATTTAAAAATTCAAAGACAATGCCTAAAAACGATCAACTATTAGAATATTGTATAGATGTTCAAAAATATAAAAATGGTCGAAGGTATATCCTAATGGAAAAGATAAAATAATACATGATTTTAATGAAGCAAAAAAGAAACGATATGAAGAGCAACTAATTGATTTTCACAATCGAGTAAATGATATAACCAATAATATATTGAACAGCGAAGAATTTATTCAATTAAAGAGAAATTCATATAATCATTTTTTGCGCTCGATAGAAAAGCAATGTGTGTATGACTTCATTTTAGAAGTTTATGATTTGAATATTATTCCTACTAATATTTGGGAAAAGATTACTGAGATTTATAATGGTACATATAAGGGGATGTCTATTGGGATACCTCCAGAACATTTACTTGATATGTGGAAAAGAAAAATTGATATGTTAAATGGTGTTGCAGAGAGAAATGAAATTAAGGGAATCAAAATGTCGGCAGACCAAAGATTAAATTACGACTTGTCAATTTTGGTTAATAAATATGACAGCTATTTAAAATGGCTTGAAAAACAGAAAATTATAGCATCAGAAAAAGAAATAGAAAAAAGTGAAAATATTGTTTGTAAAAGCATTGGATATACTTCATCAAATAAAGCTGAAAAAAATGATTCAGATGATATATCTGCCTTGGTTGATGATATTTTCGGATGATTGGTGGTGGTAATTGATTGACGGAAGAACATAGTGCTTCAAACATCCAAGCTGAGATATGCTTCGTAGGCGCACTACTCAAAGACCCTGATTCATTTGTTAATTATGGAAATTTTATGAGAAGTAAGTACGACTTCTCTGATCCGGCAGTAAAGTTCTTTTATGACAGCTTTGAAACCTATTATTTGACTTTCTCACAGACAGTAGATGAGACAAAGGTGAATGTGTTTATGAGTCAAAATCCAGAGAGATTAAGCACATATAAACAATATAAAGGCTGGAAAACTATTCAACAATATATGAATCTTGCTGATGAAAATGATTGTAAAAATTATTTTGATACAGTGAAGAAATATTCTCTTGTTAGGGAGTATGGTAGAAATGGATTTCCTGTTGATAAAATAATAGCCCATAATAACTTTGATAAAATGTCTCCTAATGATATTTACAGAATCATTCGTACAAAGGCAGACAAAATACATACCGTTATCAATGCTGGTGAAGAAGCAGTAGAACTTACTGACAATAATACATCTCAAATTGACAAATATCTTGAAAAACCAAATTTCGGTTTGCCTTTTCCTTGGTATATGTATAATGAATATTTTCTTGGCATGAGAGAAACGAAGTTATTATTTGAAGGTTTCTTATCTAATGAGGGTAAAACGAGAAAATTGGTATTGTTAGCTGCTTATGTTGCATTAGTTCAAAATGAGAATTTCTTCTTAATGAGTAATGAGATGGACGAAGAAGACCTGCGTAGTTGTTTAATTACAACGGTTATCAACAACAAAGACTTTCAAGAATTGCATGGAGTTGTCCTTGAAAAGCCGGAAAAAGAGATTGTCTTAGGCGTTTATCATGACCGAAAAGGAGAAATTATTAGAAGAAAGATAGATGATTTTGGTATCTATATTGAATCTAATGAAGATTATATCAAACGAGTTCAGTCTGAATCAGATGAATATTGGCAAGTAAGAAAAGTAACAGAATGGATTGATAGTCTAGATAGAAAAGGCAAGGTAATGTTTAAGGATGTCGGCAATGATTATAGTCCTGAACAAATTGAATTTGAATTGCGTAAAGCAAAGATGGTTCAGAATATCAAATACTTTGGGTATGACACTCTAAAAGGCTACAACACTGATGATTGGTCACAGATTAAACAGTTTGCAACAAGATTAAAAGAACTCACAAAAGAGTTGCGAATGAGTGGATATGCAGTATTTCAGTTAAGTGATGATACAGTATTTACTGATATTTTTAGTCTAAGCAGTAATAATATTGCCAATGCAAAACAGATTAAACATGTTGCTGACATATTGAACATTGGTAAGAAACTCAATAAAGATGAATATCACAAGTATCAAATGGTGGCAGAGAATGATAGTTGGGGAGAGCCAGTAACAGAAGATTTAGATTTAAAGAAACAATACTTTTGCATTAAACCAGATAAGAATAGAGCTGGTAGCAAAGATAAAATCATGTTATTCGAGATAGACCTTAACTTAAATGTTTGGAGAAATATAGGTTATATCATTAAAAGACCTAAAAATTCAGAGTAAACGGAGGGTGGCAATTGGATGCCAAAGAACTAAAGAATTACATATATGAGAATAGATATGTTGAGCAGATATTAGAGTCCATCGGTTGCCACCATATTAAGTATCATGCTTCAAATGCCTATTGGACTTGTGCAAATGCTAATGGAGACAATAATGGAGCAATTGTCTTGTATAACAATGAATATTTAATGTGCCTGAATTATACAAGACAGATGATAAAAGGTGATCGAAAGACTGATATTGTTGATTTAGTTTGTTATACAAAAGATTTAACTTTTCCAGAAGGATTGAAATTTATATGTGAAGAAATTGGAATGTCATATTATCACGATTTTGATGAGGATATTCCTGATAGTTTTAAAATTCTAAAAATTATTGATGATATGAACTCCAATTCCTTAGAAGAAAAAGAAAAGCCATTAAAGCCAATTAGCGAACGAATTCTTTCCTATTATAAAGAGTACGTCAATGACTTATTCTATGAAGATAATATTGATTATTCTACCCAAAAAGAGTTTGAGATTGGCTTTGATGAAGAAAGCAACAGATACACAATACCTATTCGTTCAGAAATTGGTGATTTAGTCGGTGTCAAAGGTAGGTATTTTGATAGAAAAGTTCCAGAAGGAGAGAATAAATATATATACCTTGAGCCTTGTGCGAAGTCAAAAATAATATATGGGCTTTATAAAACATTAGAATATATCAAGGCGAAAGGCAGAATTTATGTAGGAGAAGCTGAAAAATTTCCACTCCAATTGTGGAGTTATGGCTATAGAAATAGCGGTAGTACAGGTGGTAAAGAATTATCGCAGTATCAAATTGATATGTTAGTAAGATTGGGTGTCGATATCGTGTTGTGCTTCGACAAAGACGTAACTAAAGAAGAATACGAAGAAATAGCTGAGAGATTTCCAGATGGTGTTCCGCTTTTTTATATGTTTGATGAAGACAACATCTTAGAGGAACATGAGTCTCCTTCAGATACCCCTACAAAGTGGCAGTATATGGTAGAACACAATATTTACAAACTGAGATAGTGAGGTGTGAATTTGCAATACAAATTATATGAAAATGGAAATAATGATACTTCTAATGTGTTAGCAGAAGTTCTTAAAAATAGAGGAATAGATGATTACAACAGATATTTAAACTTAGACGAGAGTGTTGTTGAACCATATCGAAACTTAGACAATATTGAAGAAGCAGTTAGTTTATTCATGAAACATTTCAATCAAAAAAATAAAATTGGAATATTAGTTGATGAAGATCCAGATGGGTTTTGCTCCGCTGCAATGATGTATTCGTACATAAAACAAATGGATAGTGATTATCCAGTTGATTACATTTTACATGGAAGAGCAAAAGCACATGGGCTATCAGATGATGTAAAGATTTTAAGTGATATTGATTTGTTAATTATTCCTGATGCTGGAACAAATGATAAAAATGAAATTAAACATATTAATGAAGATGGAATAGACATTTTGATATTAGACCATCATGAATTAGAAGGAAAAAATAAGCAAGAGGATTTAATATTTGATGACGCTTTAAATGGAACGATATACGAAACGGTAATTGTCAATAATCAAATGAGTAACAATTATTCCAATAAAAATCTGTGTGGCGCTGGTGTGGTATATCGTTTTTTACAGGCATTGGATGAAGAAAATTGGAATGAGTTTGCAGATGATTATTTGGATTTATGTGCATTGGCGAACATTAGTGACGTAATGGATATGCGTTCTTTTGAGACACGGTATTTTACAGATATGGGATTATTAAATATACAAAATAAATGTTTTAAAGCTCTTGTGGATGCACAGGATTATAGTATGGGTGGCAAGATAAATATTCATAATGTTCAATGGTATATTACTCCCATTTTAAACGGAATGATCAGGATTGGCTCGTCAGAAGAAAAGGAATTATTATTTAGGGCATTTATTGAACAGGATGAATTCTTTGAATATAAGAAACGTAAGCCTGCTGAAACAATTCAAGAAAGCATATATGACAGAGCAGCTAGGTTATGTAAAAATGCAAAAAGTAGGCAAGACAAACAAAAAGAAAAATGTGTATCTCAAATTGCAGAGATTGCACAACATATTCCACAGGAAAATAAAGTGGTTATGATTGATACTTCTGATATTCTTGATAATGGTTTGACTGGCGTTGTTGCTATTAAGATTGCTGAAATGTTCAATAAGCCATGTATTCTACTAAATAAATTTTTAGATAAGAAAACAGGGAAGATTACATATGGTGGCAGTGCAAGAAATATTGATAACAGTCCTATTGATAGTTTCAAGGATATAGTAAACAGCACAAATATATTAGATGGTAGAGGTCATGCCAACGCCTTCGGTATTGTTGGTTTAGAGATAGATAAAAAAGATGACGCATTAAACAGGCTCAATGATATTTTACAGGATGTTGAGTATGATTCTACATACAGAGTTGATTTCATTGTGGACATTGATGATGTGACCGTTAAGATTGTTACTGATTTAGCAAGGCTTGAAGATATTATCGGACAAGGCATCGAGGAACCGATGCTTGCAATTGAAAATATCAGTCTTACAAAAGAACAATTTGAGATATTTGGAAAGAATGAAGATACTATTAGTTTTATGATTGATGAGATTAAATATATCCAATTCAAATGTAAAGAAGGAAACCAACTGTATGACTGGCTACAAAATGCCTGGGACGAAAATGATAGCGTGGTCTTTAATATTGTAGGAAAACCATCAATTAACGAATATAACGGAGTTAGAACACCACAAATAATTATAGAAGATGTTGTTGTGGTAAGTACAAATAATTCAGATAATGAGGAAGAATGGTAGGTGATTGATTGTTTACACTTTTACATATACATACAACTAAAGGTTCTCTGCTGGATTCCATATTGACTGTTGAAGAAGCTGTTAAATTTGCAAGTGAAAACGGTATGAAAGCTATGGCTTTAACTGATCATGGAAGTATGGCTTCATTTGTGGATTTTGTTAAAGAATGTAATAAATATAATATCAAGTCCATAATCGGCAATGAGATTTATGAAGTAGATGATATGTGGGAAAAGGCAGACACAAAAGAGTACACTCAACCACGCTACCATCTGATTTTATTAGCAAGAACACAAGAGGGATATAAAAATCTCATTAAGATTACATCCGTATCAAGAACAGAAGGATTATATAAGAAACCAAGAATTGATATTAAATACATTAAAGAAAATGGGCTTGGCAGGGGAATTATTTGTTTAACTGCTTGTCAAGCAGGTAGGTTAAGCAGATACCTTACTAATGGGAAGTATGACGAAGCAGAACAATTTGTTAGTCGTTTACAAAATACTTTTGATTATGTGGTATGTGAGCTTCAGTCTCATAATACAGAAGACCAGGCAAATGCTAACAAATTGATTTATGAATTTTCTCAGAAGCATAATTTACCATATACCATTACGACAGACGCGCATATGTTAAGTGATTCTTTAAAAGATTCACATGCAATGTTTGTTGAAATTGGAGAAGGTAGAGAAGTAGGAGAGAGTTATACAGACTGCTATTTGCAAACGGAAGATGAGATTTATGAAAAATTATCTGATCAGTTCTCGGAAGAAGTAATTAAAAAAGGTATTGAAGAATCTATAAATATTGCTGACATTGTAGAGAATGTTGATATTGGCTTAAACAAAGGAAATATCATGCCAAAGATTAACATTGAAAATGGCTACGATAGTCACGAAGATTATCTAAGATATTTAGTGTTTAAGACCTTTGATGAAAAGTTTGGTCATATGTCAAAAGAAGACCAAGAGATAAGAAGACAAAGACTTGAAACAGAATTGCCAGTATTATATGTAGTTGATTATACAGACTACTTCATTATGCTATATATGCTTGCAAAAGAAGCACGAAAAAGACATATTCCATTAGGTTATTCCAGAGGTTCAGGTGCAAACTGCTTGTGTTTATTTATGCTAAATGTAACACAGATTGATAGCGTAAGATGGGATTTAGACTTTTCTCGTTTTGCTAATCTTGGAAGAAAGTCTATGGCAGACTTTGATTGGGATATTTCAAAACGTAGAAGAAAAGAAATGGTTGAGATTTCCGAAGAGTTGTTTGGAAAAGAGAATGTCGCACCAATTGCAACATTCAATACATTAAGTACAAAGGTTGCTATCCGTGATATTGGTAAAGTTCTGGATGAGAAAGAAGATTCTCCTTACTATAAGCAGATCCCTTATAAGCTGCGTGATGAAGTTGCAAAAATGATTCCTACAATTAAAACTCTGAATGATTTAGGAGAAGAGGAAGAAAAAGATGTGCTTCTAAAAGATATTCTTAATAAGAATGAAAAACTGAAAGAAGTACATGATAAGTTCCCATTATGGTTCAAATACGTTATGGATGTTGAGGGATTGCCCAAATCAATGGGTAGACATGCAGCCGGTACTCTTATTACACCCACACCAGTTACAGATTATTGTCCATTATGTTATGACTCAGAGAAGAATATTATGATTGAGTTAGAAATGCATAATGCAATGGATGATTTGGGTCTTGTCAAAATGGATTACCTTGGCTTGGAAACACTTGATATTATTGACGATACTCTCAAAATGGCAGGTATCACTTGGGAAGATGTAGATATTAACCACTTAGACCTTAATGATAAAGCAGTATTTGACACTGTATATAAGAATGGTAATACAGTAGGTATTTTCCAGATGGAGTCAGCAGAAGCAAGACGAATGTGTATTGAAGCCAAAGCGGATAACGTAGAGGATATCATTGTTGTGAATGCTGCGAATCGACCAGGTACTAAAGAGAGTTTTCCTACATATTGTCAGAATAAGTTACATCCTGAAAGTGTAGAGGTTTTACACGATGATTTAAGAGAATTATTTGGTAAGACGCACTTTATCTTGTTATATCAGGAACAAGCATTACAACTTTTTAGACATGCTGGTTTCCCAGAAGACCAAGTAGATAATGCGAGACGTGCTATGGGTAAGAAAATCAAAGCAGTTATGGAAGGTTTAGAGACTGACTTTAGAAAAGGACTTACTGAAAAGGGTTGGAACAATGAACAGTTAATTGAGATTTGGCAGTTAATGTTAAAGCAATCTGAGTACTGTTTCAATCGAGGTCATGCAGTTGCCTACGGTCTGTTATCTTACTTAACAGCATACCTAAAAACGCACTACACAATCTATTTTATGGCTTCATTACTTACTTCAAAGAGTGATAAGGTTCAGAAAATCAGCATTGTAATCAATGATTGCAAGCGATTAGGTATTAAGGTATCGCAACCAAACGTTAATAAATCTGATATGAAATTCACAGCATTACCAGAAAAGAATGAAATTCTGTTTGGTTTGTTGGCAGTAAAAGGTCTTGGAGAGTCAATCGTTTATAAGATTATTGAAAACAGACCATATCAGAGTATGAATGACTTTGTTGAAAGAGTGGCAGATAAGACTGCAATCATTACTTTGATTAAAGCAGGTGCTATTCCTACTAAGGATAAAATGCTTTTGTTGAAGAAGTATGCAAATAGTTTGTTTGAGAAGAAAGATTATAAGCCTGTAACAACAGTTCCATCACCATATTCTAAACTCATTCCTTTTGGATTAGATGTAGAAGATTATAGAGATGGCAAAAAGGTTGATAAAGACAGATTGTTGGCAGATTACAACAAAGCAAAAGAGAAGATATATATTGAAGAACAAAGTCAGAAGTATAAGAAACATATGATGGAGTTCAAAGAGAAATATGCAAAAGATGAATATATGTGGGAATTTGATACGTTGTCAATGTTCTTAACTAATGACCCATTAAAAGATGCGTATAAGTTTACAAAGACCGATTGGGATATGGTTGAAGATGGTGATAAGACCACATTGTTCTGTGTAATTGTTGATATTAAGAGAAAGAAAGATAAGAACAGCAATCAGTTTGCATATTTAGATTTGTATACACCATTTGGAATTATTGAATCAACAATATGGTCAAGCCAGTTAAAACAGTTTAGTGATGATGTAAAGAAGGGTAATTGTCTTGCTATTCTTGGTAGAAAGCGAGAAGAACATTTCTTTGTAGAGAAGATTAAACCATATAACACTTGGCTTGAACAGATGAGAAAGAAAGGAGTGGCAGTATAAGTTTGTTTGATAATGAAGAAGAAATTTTAAAGTTCAAAGCAACCATAACTTACTGTAGATACTACAATGAAGACTCAACGTGGGGAGTTTACGGATTTGCCACTGAAGATGAAATACCGCATTTTACAACAGAAACAAAGATAGACTTGCCTTTTGAAGATAAAAAGGCAGGCAATCCTAACAGAAAATTAAGTTCATTAGCAGGAAAGATGCAAGAGTTGGTTGTCGGTGGAGAATATATGATTAAGGCAACATATAAATGTGACAAGACTTATGGACACCAATACAATCCAATCTCTGTGTATGCATTGATTCCACAAACAAGAGAGTCACAGTTGATGTTCTTACAGTCAATTATCTCGCCTTGGTTGGCAGAAAACTTAATTAATGCATACCCAAATGTAGTAAATGATGTGGCAAATGGGACTTTAAAAGAGATTGATTATGACTTAGTTAAGGGCGTAAGAGAATTTACATGGAATAAGATAAAAGAAAAAATCATTAATAACTATCTTATTTCAGACATTATTACAATGCTTAAACCGTTAGGTGTCACATATACAATGATAAAAAAGTTACTGTTCGATGAACCAAATCCTGTACTGTTAAAGCAACAGCTAGAGGATAACCCATATCTACTTACAAAAATTAATGGGTTAGGTTTTAAAAAAGTAGACAATCTTGCATTAAAGCTAAAGCCGGAGTTTATTAATTCTACTGAAAGACTTGTGGCATTTATAAAGTATTATTTTACAGATTTGGGAGATAGCAAAGGTCATACATGGTGTTCTGTAAAAATATTGAAATCAGCAATTAGTAATAATGTTCCTGAATGTGTTGATAAAGTAGATTGGTTATTAGAGAACAATGAGTTTTTACATATTGAAGACGATAAAGTAGGCTTGAAATATTACTATGACATTGAAATGCAGATATATAATTTGCTGCTTGAAAAGTCTAAGAAACAGACAGATATCAATATTTCAGATGAAAAAATTGAGCAAGCAATCAAACATGCAGAAGAAGAACAAGGATTTGAGTATGTCATTGAGCAATTAGATACGATAAAAAAGAGTTTACATAGAACAATTAGTTTGATAACTGGGAAAGCTGGAACAGGCAAGACATCAATTATGAGGGCAATTGTTAAGGCTTATACGGAGAATCAATTTACATTAACTGCGTCAGCTCTGTCGGCAATGGCTGCGCAAAGAATAACGGAAGCGACATCATTTCCTGCAATGACAATTCATAGAACATTAGGATGTATGGGGTTGAATGAGTTTAGCTTTAATAAAGACAACCATATGATTACAAGCGTAGCTTTTCTTGATGAAGGAAGTATGGTAAATGCAAGTTTATTTTTACATTGGTTAGAAGCTATTGATGACAACACAAGAATTATTATATCTGGTGATCATAAACAGTTGCCGCCTATCGGATTTGGCAATGTATTTTCAGATTTGATTGAAATGTTTGATGATTCAGTGGTTAGCAAGTTAGTAAAACCTATGAGACAAGCTGAGAAATCGGGAATATTGGTAGATGCAAACTTGATTAGAGAGAACATAAATCCTATTACGGAAAAGTTGCAACCAAGAATTATTCATGGCGAACTACAAGATATGTATTATATGTTCCGTAATAATAGACAGTCATTATTTGATATTGCAGTAAAAACATTCTTAAAGTCTGTTGATTCAGATGGTATCGACAATGTAGTTATTGCAGTTCCAAGAAGAAAAGATTGTCTGAATAGTACAAACGAGTTAAATAAGGTTATTCAAGAAAAGCTGTTGGGCGATGTATTGCAGAGTATTTCAGGTTTTGAGAATGAATTCAAACTTGGTGCTAAAGTAATGCAGACTGTAAATGATTATGATAAAAACGTGTTCAATGGAGAAATAGGATATATAACAGAAATTAGTGAGCGTTATGAGGGTAAAAAGAAAGAAGAATATTGTGTAGTAACTTATACAGATATTTTTGGTAAAGATAAATTGATTGAGTATACGAAGAAGGAACTTGCTGCTCTGGATCTTGCTTATGCAATGACAGTACACAAGTTACAGGGAGCCGGTAGAAAGATTGTTATTGGCATTATTGATAACACACACCATCAACTTTTAGACAACTGTATGTTATACACATTACTGACAAGAGCAAAGAAGAGATGTTTATTGTTGGCAGAACCACAAGCATTTTTACAGTGTATTCGTACAAGTCACAATAAACGGAACACATGGATGATGTTAGAAGAAAAAGAAGCATAAAAATTGTCTATATATAGCGGCTTGTAAAATAAAAAACTACTATATATAGACTGAATGAGGCAATGAAATAGGACTTTCATGTGAAAATGATTTCCGTATATAGTGAGTAAAACTGCACCGATATACTATATATGGTATAAAAGAGAGGGGGAAAATAATGAAGGTAATAGAGTTTATTACGAAATTAGAACAGCTTGGATTTAACGATGAAACAGAATTGAGTTTTGGCTTTCTGAATGGCGCTCAGGGAGAATATTATGAATGTAATTTTAAAAGTATTGACGATAATGACAGAGAAGTCGGATGTGATGATTTAATTGTTGAATTTGAAAAGCCCAATGATTATATCAAAAGCGAAGTAGAATGCGCAAATATTGATTTGAGAGAAGAATTGCTGAATGTGATTAACGGGAGATTGTAAAGTTCAATCTTGAAATTTAGAGAATAAGAAAATAGGAGGAGAGAGGTTTGGTCGGCCAACTAAAAGTATACTTTACTCCTAAAATAAATTGAAAGAAAAATATATAAAGAGTCCGTTGAATTATGTGGGTGGTAAATATAAGTTGTTGAAAGATATTATTCCACTGTTTCCAGAAAAAATTAACACTTTTGTTGATTTATTTGGTGGTGGATTTAATGTGGGAGTTAATGTAAATGCAGAACGCATTATTTACAATGAATTGTGCAACCAAGTTGTTGAACTTATGAATTATCTAAAAGATAAACCAACAGAAAAACTATTAAAAGAAATTGATGATTTGGTAAGTGATTATAAATTGTCAAAAGAAAATAGGAATGGATTTTTGCGATTAAGAGCAGAATATAACAACAATCCTACCCCTATAAAATTTTATACATTGATTTGTTATGCATTTAATTACCAGATACGTTTTAATCAACAAGGTAAATATAATATGCCATTTGGTAAAGATAGAAGTAGTTTTAATCCTTCACTTAGACAGAAATTTATTGAGTTCTGTGGCAGACTACATAGTATTGAATGCGTGTTTATGAATAACGATTTTTCTGCTTTAGACTTTACCGATTTTACAGATTCAGATTTAGTTTATTGTGATCCACCATATTTTAATAGTGTAGCAACATATAACGAACAGAACGGTTGGACAGGGAAAAATGAAACTACCTTACTGGATATACTAGATGCCCTAAATAATAGTGGTGTTAAATTCGCACTAAGTAATAATCTTAAATATGACAATCCATTGTTATCCAATTGGAAGAATAAGTATCATGTACATTACTTAAATGGAGATTATAGCAATTGTAATTATCAAAAGAAGGATAAAAGTAAGGATATTGAAGTGTTGATTACTAATTATTAAGGATGAAACGTATGTTTCTTCCGAGATTGTGAGGTGATGAATTATAGAAAA